GAAATGAATCGACATTGCAGCGATGACTGATGAAAGAGGTTTAAGAATCGCAGCTAAAGGAGTTAAAATGATAATTCCTTCTGCGAATCAGTTCAATGCTGAAAGACTTATGAAGTCTCAAGGTAGAACTCAGACATCTGATAATGATCTTAATGCAATCAACAGTATGGGAATGATTCCTCAAGGTTACAGAGTGAACAATTTCTTAACTGACCCTGATTCATTCTACATTATCACAGACGTTCCAAATGGTATGAAAATGTTCTCAAGAACTCCATTGACAACTTCAATGGAAGGGGACTTTGATACTGGCAACGTTAGATACAAAGCTAGAGAAAGATACGCTTTTGGCGCTTCTGACTTTAGAGGTATCTACGGCGTTGAAGGTGCGTAAGCATAACTAAATTTTGTGGCGGGACATAGTCTCGCCACATTATAAATATACGGTGAGAAATGCTTAAAAAATTAAGAATTCAAATATTCGCTTATAAACATCACGCAGATTTTATTATAGAATCTGTTGATTCCTCTATTGATGTTGAAAATGCTATCATTGACAAATTAGGAAAAAATGATATAAAGTGGGAGTATCTTGGAGAAATGAATGATCCCAAGATAAACAGAATAACCTATGAGGAGGTTATAAATGATGCAAGCACATCTTCAGGACCTATACAAACAAAAGAAGGTTCTGGATCTAGAATGGGAGCAGGAGCATCTTAACGAGGGTAAGTATACTCTCAATATGGTTAGGATTGACAGAAAAGTCAGAGAAGTTATTAGCCATATAAAATTAGCAGAAGCTCGAAAAGAGCATCTAGTTAATAAGGTAGAAGACGCTGCCGCTCAAGTTTCTGTAGCTACTTAGTAAAAAGCTACATCGTTGGAAAAATTCAATCCACACTACACACCCTCTTGCACTCTACTTAAAACTACTATATAAAAAACTCACTATACAATTTTAAAATGATATATAGACGCGTATAGTCGACGGCCTAGAGACTATATATCTTAACTAGGAAAAGGAGAAAAATTATGGCAAACTCAACATTTAACGGTCCAGTACGTTCGGATAATGGATTTGAAACAATATCTAAAAACGCAACTACAGGAGCAGTAACTATTGAAGCGGATTACAATGTAAGACCTAACTTCAGAGCAGCTATTGACAATAGCACATTTGCAGGAGCAGGTGGAGCAACTGATACTTTAACAGTACAAGAATCAGGAACTACATTTATTGTAAATGGAACAGCAAACAATGTGGTTAACATGCCTGCGCTTAGCACAGACAATGTAGGAACTACTTATCATTTTGTTTTAACTACTGCTGTTGGCGGTGGTGCTACAACTACTTTTGTTTTACCAGGAGCTGGTGTATCAAACTTTTTTGGTATGATCCAACTTGTGTCTGGAACAGCAGCTAACCCAGTTGCAGACGTAGCAGGTGATACAATTACTATGGTTAACTCAACAGTAGCAGGAGCTAGACTCTCTCTTACTTGTTTAACTGACGATGGAACAAACTCTACTTGGAAAGCAGATTGTTTAAGTACACCGGTAATGACTATTGCGTAATAATTAATTATGTGTGGGCTTCGGCCCACACAAATTTTAAGGAGAAAAAATTATGGGAACAAGTATAGTAAGTCCTAAAAGTAAAACATTAATCCCTATTACAACATCAGCGGATAATGATTCTATTGCGGCTGCACAAACACCAGGTGGAGCAGGTGATATGACTTTAGCTGGAACAGCATCTAGTTTTGCTGACGCGGGAGTAGGATTATTTGTTACAATAACTGGAGATGGTGCAACTAATCTAACTGGTGTTACTTTTACAATAACTGGAACAAATGCTTTAGGTATAAGTGCTTCAGAGGCTCTTAATGGACCTAATGGAGCAGCAACAGTAACAAGCACATTAAAATATAATACTGTAACTCAAATAGCTGTAAGTGGTGGAACTACTACAGCAGTTAGAGCAGGAAATGCAGCAGGTTCTTCAGGATCTGAACAATCAATATTTGCAGGTAGAACTAGACTAAGAGAATTATTTGGTACAACTGCAGCTACAGCTGATACGATTACTACATTTTTTAATGGAGGTGAATCACAAGGAAACCAATTATTTGCTGTAAGAAATCCAGTAGGTACTCAAACATTAATTAATCCAGCTTCAGCACATGGAGGAATACTGGCTAATGAAGGTTTATCTGTAAATCTACCAACTAACAGTTTTGTAAGTTTAACGGTATTCTACGACGGGTAGGTACTAATGGCTAATACCACTTCTTCAGCCTACGCATTTGATCAAAATTTCTCTATTGATGAAATTATTGCAGATGCATACGAGCGTTTAGGTTTAGTAGGCACAGCCGGTCATCAAATTAAAACTGCTAGAAGATCTTTAAACATTCTTTTTCAAGAATGGGGAAATAGAGGAATACATTTTTGGGAAGTAGGAAATACAAATATTAATTTAATTGTAGGTTCAGAAACTAATGTAGACGCTACAGCGGAAGGTTCTGGTATTTATACTTTTTATAGAAATTCTTCTGACGTTCCTGGAGGTGGAGAACCACCACAAGCTACAACTGTTCCAACAGCAAACGTTTATGGTATTTCAGATATTTTAAATGTTACGTATAGACAAAATTATAATACAACTAATCAAACAGATATAGGTTTAACAAAAGTTGCAAGAGATGCATATTCAGCAACAGCAAACAAAGCATCACTTGGAACTCCTTCACAATTTTGGGTACAAAGATTTATAGATAAAGTTACGGTTACTATTTATCCTTTACCTAATGCAACTGCTGCATCAAATTTTTTAAATGTTTATTATGTTAAAAGAATTCAAGATGCAGGAGCTTATACTAACTCAAGTGATGCACCTTTTAGATTTGTGCCTTGTATGATTTCAGGGCTTGCATATTATTTATCTATGAAGTTTGCACCACAAAGAACACAGGAGATGAAGTTGTTGTACGAGGATGAATTAGCAAGAGCATTATCAGAAGATGGTTCTCCAGCTAGCACATACATTACTCCGAAAACATACTATCCAAATATATAATGGCACGATTTGCAAAAGGTAGTAGAGCATTAGCAATCTCTGATAGATCAGGTGCAGCTTTTCCATACAGAGAAATGGTGCAAGAGTGGACAGGTGCGTGGGTGCACATTTCTGAATTTGAACCTAAGCAACCACAATTAGAACCACATCCTGTAGCAGCAGATCCTCAAGGTTTACAACATGCAAGACCTGCAAGAGTAGAGTTTCCTGTAGAAGATATTTTACCCAACAATCCTTTTACAACACCTGCAGGAGTAGGAAATTTAAGTGTTTCTTATCCACACAATCAAATTAATGAAGGAACAACATACGTTAGATTTAGAGCAGTTAAAGAACCTGTTGGTGGATATGAAATTACAGATTTTGAATTATCTACAACATTAAATGGTGCAATCAATTCTACAGTTAATACTTTAACTTTAGTTGATTCTTCTAAATTTGCAAATGCAGGATACATTATGATTGAAAAAGTAGATCAAGATCAAACCATATCTGTTGGAGGTGCAACGCAAAACAATCCAACTTTTGGACAATACATTAATGAAGTTATTCAATACACGGGTAATAATACAGGTACTGGAGTTTTATCTGGATTAACACGAGGAACAGCTGCTCCATTTAGAGGAAATACTCCACCCAATACTACAGCAGCAAGCCATGCTACAGGAGCAAAAGTTTTTGGATCATATTTGGCAACAGCAATTGCTACCACTGTAACAGTGGGTCCAACTTTACCTAATGGCACTCAGGCTACAGAAACACAATATAATTCTATAACAGTTCCCTTAGTGGTTGCTACAACTACAGGAACAGGAGGCGGTTTTCAGTGTACAATTGGACCGTTAAATGATAGAGCTTAATTATGGCTGGATATACTTACGCAAATTTAACAACAGATATTAGAAACTATACAGAGGTAGATGCTAATGTATTTACTGCTGCTGTTATAAATAGATTTTTAGAAAATGCAGAACATAGAATTAATTTAGATATTCCCATGGATTCAGACAGAATTCGAGCAGAAGCACAATTTGTTACAGATTTTAATAGTGTTACAGTTCCAACAAAAGCTTTATTTATAAGAGGTGTTCAAGTATTTGATTCAACAACAGCTACTACAGGTGAAGGAGTATGGTTAGAAAGACGTGATCAAACTTTCATATCTGAATACGTAGGAGAGTTAACAGGCACTGAAGGAGGCACTGCAGCTCAAGATACAACAGGACTTCCTAAATATTATTCTATGTATGGGGGTGCCACAACCGGTACTAATACAGCTACTTCAGGAGCGATATATGTAGCACCTACACCAGATAAAAATTACAAATATATTATTTATTATAATGCTCAACCAACTGGTTTAGAAACAAATACAAGTGGAACTTACGTTAGTAATTACTTCCCTCAAGGTCTATTATATGCATGTTTAGTAGAAGCATTTATGTTTTTAAAAGGTCCAACAGACATGTTGACACTATATGAAAATAGATATAAAACTGAACTACAAAAGTTTGCAGCAATGCAAGTTGGAAGAAGAAGACGAGACGATTACACGGATGGAACAATAAGAATACCAATCGAGTCACCGCCTCAATAATTAGGAGATTTTTTATGGCAATAACATCGGCAGTATGTAACTCATTCAAAGTAGAAGTTTTACAAGCTGAACATAACTTTACAGCATCATCTGGAAACACATTTAATTTAGCTTTATACACAAGTAGTGCTACTTTAAATAAATCAACAACAGCTTATAGTTCATCAAACGAAATTAGTAATACATCAGGATCAGCTTATTCTGCAAAAGGAAAAGCACTTACAAGTGTAACTCCTGCTTTATCTACTGATACAGCTTGTTGTGATTTTGCAGATGTATCTTGGACATCAGCTTCTTTTACAGCTAATGGTTGTTTAATTTTTAATGATTCACATTCTTCAGATGCAGCCGTTTGTGCAATTGCATTTGGTGGAGACAAAACAGTTTCCTCTGGAACATTTACAATTCAATTTCCAACAGCAGACGCATCTAACGCAATACTTCGTATAGCATAAGGAGAAAATCCTTATGGCCAATTCTTGGAATGAATCCGGCACAACCTGGGGACAAAATACCTGGGGTACTCAATCACAAGTTATAATTTCTCTTACAGGTTTAGGAACTACTTCATCAGTAGGTAGTGTAGAAGCAGCTAATCAAGAAGGTTGGGGTAGACAAGAATGGGGCAATTCTGGTTGGGGTGTAGAGTATTCTGTAAAACCAACAGGAGTACAATCAACAACATCAGTTGGAAGTGTTACTGCTTTAGATATTCAAACTGTTATACCAACAGGTTTAGAATCAACATCAAGTGTTGGTTCTCTTACACTAGCTATAGAATCAATTGTAATTCCAACAGGTCAACAAGCTTTAACAGAACTAGGAAGTTTTGATAATGCAGGTACATTAGTTGGTTGGGGTAGAAATGGTTGGGGTGAAGAACCTTATGGAGATTCATTTAATAAATTAGTTCAACTATCAGGATTAAGTACAACATCTAGTGTTGGATCATTAACAGCTGCAATAGAAAATTTTGTACCTATAACAGGAGTATCAACTACATCTAGTGTTGGTAGTTTAACTCTTGATATAAGTTGTACAGTAGTACCAACAGGTCAAAGTGCTACATCAAACGTAGGATTACTTTCTCCAACAGAAATGACTATAGGACTAACAGGAGTTAGTACAACATCATCAGTTGGTGGAATAATTCTTGATGCTCTTACAGAACAACCAACAGGTCAACAAGTAACTTCGGCAGTTGGTAGTTTAACTGTTGGAATAGGAGTTTCATTAACCGGTGTATCAGCTACATCTTCTGTAGGATCTTTGGTTCCTGCAATAGGAGTTCCGTTATCCGGGGTTAGTGCTACATCAGCAACAGGAACTATATCTCCTACACCTATGACAATAGGATTAACAGGACAATTAGCAACATCTAGTGTTGGTACAGGAGTAGCTTTCCCAGGTACCTATGAAAAACTTAATCCTAAAACAAGCACAGGATATACGACACAAAGTCCTAAAACTTCGGTTAGTGGATATTCAACAAAGACACCTAAAACTAGCGCAGGATATACAACTAAAACAGCATAATTTATGTTTGACTTAAAACTAAATACCCAATATAAATAACAACAATTAGGAGAATAATAATGTCAACTTACACAGATCTCGGTATAGAACTAATGGTAACTGGTGAAAACGCCGGTACATGGGGAACAAAAACTAATAACAATTTAAATCTTATAGAGCAATTAACAGGTGGCTTTGCTACTCTAGATATTGCTGGTGGAGCAGGTACTCAAGCATTAGATATTGACGATGGTGCTTTAACAGGAACTGCACAACAAAAAATTATAGAATTTACAGGATCAATTACTGGAAACAGAATTATAACAATTCCAAATGACGTAGAAACTTTTTACATGTTAAAAAATTCTACTTCTGGAGCTTATACAGTTCAATTTAAATACGCTACTGGTTCAGGAAGCAGCACAACTTTTTCAACTACAGATAAAGGAATTAAAATTGTTTATGCATCAGCTAGTCCTGATGCTACAAATCCAAACATTGTTGATGTTATGGCTAATTCTTCAGAAATTGCTCTTACTAATAGTAATCCAATAAAATTTCAAGACGCTGACAATTCAGCATTTGTAGGTATAGATGCACCGGCAACGGTTAGTGGTTCTTACACATTAACATTACCAGCAGGTGTAGGCTCTGCTGATCAAGCTTTAGTGACAACAGATGGGTCTGGAACTCTAGGGTTTACATCAACATCATCTTTCGGTATAACAACAGGAAAAGCGATTGCAATGGCAATTGTTTTCGGATAAAAGGATTAAATTATGGCAAACCCAAATATAGTAGCAGTAACAACAATCTTAGGCGGAAACGCTGGATGGAATTTATCTGCATCAGCAACTGACACATTAATGACAGTAGCAGCAGATGTAGTCGTAAAATTAAACAGAGTAACAGTAGCAAATGTTGACGGATCAAGTGCAGCAGACGTAAGTTTGTTTGTAGATGGAATGGGTTCTGGTACAACAGGAGTTACAACAACTGGAGCAGACGCAACAGTTTATTTAGCAAAAACAGTTTCAGTACCAGCTGACGCAACGTTAGTTTTGGTTGATACACCTATCTATCTCATGGAAGGTGATATATTAAAAGGTGGAGCTAGTGCTTCAGGTGACCTAGATTTATTCGTATCATATGAAGTTATAAACGACGCGTAGGAGGTTTAAATTATGGCTGGAAATGGCGGAATAATTGGACCTACTAACACAACGTCTTTTGGAAAAAATACTGTTACAACAAGAACATCAAATACACCTAGTGCGGTCACAACACAACCAGGAACAAGATTAATTAAAACTGTTGTCGCAGCAGGTGGTGGCGGTGGTGGTGCAGGTTCAGCGGTTGGTGGTGGCGGTGGCGGTGGTGGAGTTAAATGTTTAGAATTATCAGTAGATGGTAACACCGCTTTAGGAGCAGTTGTAGTTGGTGGTGGTGGAGCTGGAACTCCTAACTCTGGTGGTTGTGCAGGAACTAGTGGATCAACTTCAAGTATAGTAGTATGTGGTACTACTTATTGTACTACTGGTGGTGGAGGTGGTGGTAATCATGATAGTCCTAATAGAACAGGAAGACCCGGAGGATCAGGTGGTGGGAGCACAGGTTATTTATGCTCAACAGGAGCTTCTGGAATTTGCGGTCAAGGTAATCCAGGTGGAAATGGTTTATACCCACAAGGTGGTGGAGGTGGTGGAGGAGCTACCGCTGCTGGTTCAAATGCTTCATCCCCAAATACAGGTGGACCAGGTGGAGCAGGTTTAACTTTAGATTCAGATATGGCAAGTCCAACTGTAACCGTTGTAGGTTCTGGTGGTGGTGGAAGTCTTTACGTAAGTAATTTACCCGGTACAGCTGGTACAGGTGGAACTGGTGCAGGTGATGGTGGAAGTCAACCCTCTAAAACTAATCCAGCAGTAACAAACTCTGGTGGTGGAGGTGGTGGAGGTTTTGGTACTGACCCAGCTCCTTGTAGAGGTGCAGGTGGTAATGGTGGTTCTGGTGTAGTTATAGTAAAAGAATTAAATAAAGCTTCAGGAGTTTGGAATTTAAGTGATCAATTTGATGCACTAGAAGCAGGCACATGGCCTTCAAGAATTATTAATACAGATTATATGGTAGTCGCTGGTGGTGGAGGTGGTGCTACTAATGGTGGTGGAGGAGGTGGAGCTGGAGGTTATAGAGCTTCTGGTTATGGCCCAAGTCCATTACAAGGATCAGCACAAGAATTAAGTTTAGGAACATATGCAGTGACAGTTGGAGCTGGTGGTGCTGGATCC